ATTCCAGACTTTTCAGCCAGCTTGAATGCTTTATCAAGCTCAACTTTAATTTTCGATGCTATTGCCTTAGCCTCTCTGCTTACACCCTTTTTACCCTCTAGTGCATCTGCTACTTCTTCTGGCTTTTTATATTTTCTAAGACCGCTTTCACAAATAGCCCTCTCTACAAATGTTCCAGTAATTTCTTTTGCTCTGGCATCTGCTTTTGGAATTAAATTTAAACCAAGAATATGCGATTCTGTGGCTTTTAACCTCGCTTCTGCGGAAAGCATTGGTTGTATCCATTTTTCTGGAAACAACCTTTCAAATAATGTTTTGCCAGGTTGAATTTCCATAAGACTATCTGCTTTAAATTGTTTTTTGAGATCCATTAATTGCTTCTCATATTGAAGAGATTTTCTATATTTAAAAAGCTCTAGCGGAGTCATATCCTTGGTGCGCTTATCTTTCTTTCCGGTAATATGTTGTTTCTTTTCAGCAAGAAATTTATTATTAAAACCGTATTCTTCTGTGGTAAGCTTTCTACTTAACCCAGCTACTTCTCCAACTCTTTTTTTCTGTAAAGCCTCTGGTGCCATTGGGTCTTTATATAAATCAAATTCCTTAAAGAACTCACTTTTTGTAAGTTCAAGATTTGTTTTGGATTCAATATCTTTTAATTGAAATACCTTTAATCCACCTTCGTTTTCTCTTTCGCCAACTATTTTTGTAGACCCAAATCCTTCCCTCGTAGATTTCCAAACCTCTTCTTCTTTTCTTATTTTTTCTCTTCTTTTAAGTGCAGCCTCGGAAGCTTCTTGTAAAAATTCTGGAGAAGGTTCTTTATCTGGCCTTGGTTGTATTAAAGGCTTACCCCTAGCAACTCTTACTCCGCTTTTAATAGCCATATTGGCTCCACGAATACCAAGTATCATTCCACCAGCATGAAGAAAATCTTGAGGAGTAGGCATTCTAAGATCAAGTGCAGGCTGTCCTATACCAAATGCTGTTATTTCTTGTGCTACTCTAACTGCTTCACTCGTTCCTTTAGCAGCAGCTCTGCCACCAATGGCTCCAACAGTAGCGCCAAGAGTAGCACCTTTAGCAGTAGCCTTTAATGTCTGTCCCCAATCTATATTATTAGTTTCTATTTCCTGAACCATCGCATCAGCTATTCCACTGTAAACTCCAAGTCCTGCAGCGCTAGTACCAGCTCCCATACCAACTTTACCAGCCATCGTCTTCATTCCTTTTTGGAGAACACCTTCAGCGAATTCTTTTTTAACACCAGCACGTATCATTTGTTTTAAAGCGCTTTTACCAGCTACTTTAGCAGCTTGTCCGCCGATTCCACCACCAGCAGCAAATGCAGCAATATCAGCAGGCATAAAGAAGCTAATTACAGCAGCACCAATGTCTCCAAGAACACTTGGATGATAATTCTCTAAATCAAATGGAGCTTCACCTGTTGCGAGTTGTTGAGCCATTCCAGTAAGAGACTCATTATATCCTTTTTTGAAAACATCGGGAAGATAATCCCATAATTCGGAGCTTTCAGCTCTTTGTTTTTCAGGTGCAACTGTAGCTGTAAGTCCAAGAAATTCTTCTGCAGACAGACCTGTAGGGGCTTGGCCAGTGTCAAAAGTTTCTAAAAAATCTAATCTTTCGCCAAGTCCATATTCTGGAGTAGTTAATCCTAAAAATTCTTCTGCAGTAATTTGTGGCATTTATTACCTAGTAAGAGTGTACGGTTGTGTGAAATCAATTTCACCAGCTTGAGTCATTCCCCCGCCATAATAATCTTTCATAGCTTTTACGCCTTCTTTAGTAAGCAAACCTTCAGCAGTATCGAATCCAAGTTCCTGAGCAAACGTATCAAGCCATTCATATTTTGCTCCAGCTGTCATGCCATAAAGAATTTTTCCTTTTCTTCTTTCTTCCCGCCAATCTTCTCTATCTCTTTGTTTCAACAATTGCTCAACTATTGTTTTATTAAATTTTTTACCTTGAAACTTTCCACTTGGAACTGTCATTTTCAATTTTGGAGTTGCCCCTTCTACTCTTTTCAATTTACTTGCAAATTTTTCAAGCTCAGTATTTGCCCTGTCTCCAGTTATACCCTGTCTATTCATTTTATTAATGAACGTTTGCAAATTTTTTCCGTATACCCTATGAAATTCTTCTGGAGAAAGCCCAGTTGAAGATGCCAAATACGATGTAGCATCAAGATTCCATTGTGGAGAAAACGGTGTAGCACTCGATAGCTGACCAGTTTTTGATCGACCACCTGAGAAATTCTGATTAATAGCACCATATTTTCCACCAGATTCTGCCATCATAACAGCTTTTGCGATAGGCGCATCCTTACCAAATTCTTGGTTTATTAATTCCAAGTCAGACTTAGATAATCCGCCAGACATATAATATGCATCAGATTTATTAAGATGTTTTTTATAAAGTTCTTCTCCAGTTTTTTCATCTTTTTTCCAAAATACCGTCCAGTTATTCCAACCTGACTTAGTTTTTCCTATTTGACGAGGGCTATTTTTAGATATCCAAGCACCCAATCTTATATGTTCCTCTGAACTTAATCTTCGTACTGGTTTACCAAAGAATTTTTGTGAAGTTGGATCAAAAACTTTATCATTTATTTGAAGAATATTCCAATCAGTAGAATCCAGTTTGCCACCTTCACCTCCTTCACCTCCTACACCCTTAAGAAAAGAAAGTGGTGCAAGCAATTCTGATTGCTTAGCCTGTAATTGAATTCTTTGATTTCCTAATTCTATTTTTTTCTTATTATCTAATATATTATAAGGATCAACCAATGTCTTATTCAAGAATTCTATTTGAGCTTGAATATTTTTGACAGAAGCATTAAGCGCAGGATTCATTTTTGGATCAACTTTTCTATCTATAACCTTATCAAGTGTTTCAAATGCCTTGTCAAATTCGCCACTCAAATATTGATTTTCAAGATGCGTATACTCAAAATTATTTAATTTATAAATATCAAGACCTTGTATCGATGCATTTGCTCTACCAAATTCTGAGCTAGCATGCGATATTTCTCCTTCAAGTAAATCATATCCAAATGTAGATTTCATTCTACCAGAATCAACTAAATTGTTAAAATATTGAACTCTCTTATCCAAAGGTTCCCTTAAACCTCTTGATATAAGTATTCTATCACGTTCTTCGTTTCGCTCTTCTCGCTTAACTCTGAGTTGATCCTGATAACGACCCTCGCTACGATTCCATTCTTGAATATATCTTTTTTCAGCTTTTTCTTCTTGAGCTTGGAATCGAGCTTCTGAACGTAAATTAGATATTTCTTGCCCTAGGAATCTAGGGAGAGTTTGATTTAATAAAGTTTCTAATGGACTAGGCATATTACCTTTTCTGAATATATTGTTTATAAATTGTATACATCTTATTGTTTATACCAAGAATGGACTTTTGTAACCACCCGAAGTATCTGGGCCTCCAAATTTACCTCTTTCGCCATAAGTACCACCGCGAGCTCCAGTTGGATCCATTTGATATATTGATGAAACTAATCTCATTAATTTATCAAGCCAAGATTGAGTAGTAGAGCCAACAGCTGCTCTTCGCGCCCCCAATATTTCTTCCAAATTAAGTAATCCCATATCTCTTTTTCTTTCAAGCTCTTCACCACTTTCATATGCAGATCCCATTAATTTTTCTTTTTCTCTTTCCCTAGCTCCAAATCCTTTAAGTTTATATCCAATACTTTCACTTATACCTTTCATTCCAGAGGTTAAACCTGTTTGAATATCATATAAACCAGTTTTGAGTTGCTGACCTATATTAGATTGTTTCTGCTCTCCAAATCTTTCAATCTCACCATATGCTTCTGAAGTTTTTGTAGGATCAAATTGCCCAAGACCGCCAAACTGCTGTTGAAATCTTTCAGTTTGAAATGGAGAAAATCCAAATAATCCAGGAAGTTGCTCTGCGGTAGATGTATAATATTTCCACTGGTCTTCACTTACACCAGCTTTTCTTAATAATTCTTGTATTTCTTCTGTACTCATTGTCATCTTATTATTCTCCTAAGTTCCATGGATTACTCATATACCCAGCAACGCTAAGAGGATTTTTACCAACTTGAAGTTGCTGAAGTAAAGGATCGGTTCTTGAATATTCCAATGGCAAAATATTTCTAAAAACTGGATTTTCTAACATCCTACTATACATAGGACTTTTTCTTCTCTCTGATAAATAAGGATTAAAAAGACCAGTTTCTGAAATAAGTTCAAAAGGAGTTCTTTGCCCAGGAGCAAAAGATCTAGGGTCTTTACCAAATGCTTTTGCAAAAGCTTCTGGAGACACCGCACTAGCTCTACCTCCCTCTGCGCCCACCTTAGGTCTATTCCACAAATCCTTATATTCATCTATTAATTTTCCTCTTCTTGATGCTTCAGCTGACTTTATTGCACCAAAAATACCTTCCTCACCTGTCTTTGACAATATATCTCCTGCATATTCTGGAGTAAATCCAGCAGCTTTTGTTTGATAAGAGGTAATTAAATCAGTAATAACATTTGCAATTTTTGATTGATCATACATATTTTCAGCATCACTTATAAAATTTGAAAGTGATTTAATACTGGATTCTATTTTTTTTCCAGTAGTACCATAAAAAGTAGTTTCTGGAGTTTTTGTTTCTAATGCTCTATATGGATCTTTTAATTTCTGAAGACCTCCTCCTAAGGTAAATCGATGAGTTTTAGCGTATTCTTGAGCTGGTGCGCTAGCTAGAGTTCCAACTGGAGTCCCAGTAATCCAATCAATAAACTTAGTAAAATATCTTGACGCAGTACCTCGTCTGCCCGCCTGACCTATTTCTCTTTCGCGCGCATCCATTTCTTCCTTAAGAGCAATTTCTGCTTCTTTTAAAGCTTTTATATCTTCAGTGCCAGTTTTTGTAATCTGCATTGCTCTTTCGCCGAATTCAGATCTCTGGCCACCTTCTATTTGTTGTAGCAATTCTGCTAATGTAGGCATATTAACTCCTTGTAAATTCTAAATAATACCAAGCGCCCAACTCTTTCCTATAAAGCCTGAGTTTACCATTTGGTGTCTTAACAATTCTTTCTTCACCATCTTTACCAGATGCGCGAGCAGGAAATCCAATTTGAAGTTTCCCATCAACTTTTTTAGAATTGTATAAAAATCTTTTTTCTCTATCAATCGGCATTATGTAATTCTCTTGTATATTGGTCTATATTCTACACCAACATTATTTATTTTTTGCAAACTATCTCCATCCATATCCAACTGCACTTGAAATGAAGAAGCTAAAAGAGGTGTACCAAATGTGGCTTTATTAATATCTAAATCATTACTGGTAGAAGCTAAACTTCCAGCATTTGCCACATCCTGTTTTGTCCCACTATCATTAGTATAAACATATTTAATACCATTAGTATTAGTTGCATTACTTGCATATTCTACCGTAACACCATAAATCTTTTTAACTACATTGGGCATGCCAAAATCATCATCTTTTAATATAATATGAAATGTAGCTCCCGAATCTGGCTCCCCATCATAAGATTCTAACTCGTCAAGAGCTGAACCTAAAGTCATTTTATTATAAGCATCTGTTATTATATTTGTTTTAACAGCATCAACAACCATATCTTCTACGAACGTAAATGAATTGGTAATGAAACTATAAACATAAGCATCCCCACTTGTGGAGCCAGACGCAGCAGCATCTCTAACTATAACTAAATGTTTATGAGTTGGCTCGTAGCCAATCATAGTATCAGCGTTAACAAAGCCAGACCATTCAGACTCTAATATTTTAGTTTGCAGATTTTTTATCTGCCTACCATCATAAAAGAATAAACCATTTTTATTTACCCAAGCAATACCAAAATCAGTCTTAACAGTTAATGCGTGAAAATCTACTCCCATATTTTTATGTTCAGATTCTAAAAACCATTGAGTATCAGAACCACCACCTATATTAATAATATAAAGGGTTTTCTCTTTAAAAGCAAGAAGTCTATCTGCAAAAGATTCTAGTTTAACAAACTCTTCTCCATCGTTAACACCTATATCTATAAAGTTTAATTCTGGAAATGTTAAAAATTTATTAATTTCACTATAGCGTATCTGGTCTCCAAAATTCTGTAAGTTACCACCATCTGTTGTATATTGTACATTTGCTACGAATGCTCTACGATTTGTTACTACGCTTGTTTGATATTTTTCTCCAGCTGCTCCTATAGAATTAAATGCACTATCAGAACTAAAACCATTTATAGACTCATATGTTTCTACGCTAAGAGATTCACTAATAAAGGTGGTATAAAGATAAGAATTATCGGTTCCACCAACAGCACTACTCCAGTAGGTATAATCACCATCAAGACTAGATCGCGAACCTCCTTTATTCGAATGACCTTTAAAACTTATATCTCCAAATAATACCCAAGCATCATCGCTGTCTTTAATCTTACAATAAATTCTTCCTCCCATTATATCTAAGGAAAATCCAGTACCATCGTTATTCTCTACAACCGAAACTCTACACGTCACCTTATCATTTGCGCTAACTGTCATATCTCCATCAATCTTTTTTAATAAAGATTCTTGATTGCCATCATATACAAAAGTTGTCGCAAATTCATAAGTACCAGCTGCCCAAGAGCCTCCACTAGCAACGGTAAAATCAAGAGTAAAACCAGTTCCTAAAGGTGGGTAAATATAATAAAGTTGACTGTTTCCCCATGTTGAACCACCACTTGGCATAGTTAATTGCGTATCGCTAGAACGATTGGTAATTAATTCAGTATCTGCGCCTGCTCTTACCGCCCAATAAGTTCCCAAGTCTAATTCGGTGTTAAAATCTTCAAACGCATCTGAGTCGACAGCAATAAGTGTAGTAGTATTATTTCCAGAGCCTGCGGTTGTACCTGCTACTTGGTCTCCACAAATACCACTGGTTGGAGGGCTTAATTTTGTATCATAAGATTTCCAACCTGCGTTATATGCACTCATAATAGAAGCACCAGATGAACTCCGCCATTTAGATTCTGCTTTTTTATACTTATAATTCTTAACGGTTGTAGATACATTGGCAATATTAGTGTCGCAAGTAGTTACCGCTCCATCAGCTATATGATAAATAACCTTTGCCTGTTCTGAACTAGTAACTGCACCCAAACTTATATCATTAGTATCCCAGGTTGTAGCATCTAAAACATGAACGACTGCATTAGTTCCATCATCTGCATCTGCTAAAAAAGTCCTTACAGTAGATGTATTTCCACCGCCAGATGCAAAATCAAAAGTAGCTTGAAATAAACCATAACCAGCTTGAGTAGCTGTTAAACTTGGAGCTGTATAATCAGAAGTATTATCTGTTACTTTACCACAAGACTTTACCATACCAAATTCGTCTACAATAACATTAGTAGCCTGTGCTAATTCATTATCTTGAATAGAGCGAGAATTAGTTTTAGTATTCAAACCACCATCAAAACGTGTATATGTTTTAAATTGTTTAGGCATTATTATCTTAATTCAAAATGTACCAAATCATCAAATTTATTATCTTTAGTCTGAGTATCCATATCCCAGTCACCGCCCCAGCGTATCTTCAAACCCATTTGGGTTGCAACACCCAAAACATGACCTGCGAAATAGTGAAATCTATCTCTATCAGACCAATCTACTGGATATGGCGCAACATCCACAGCCACACTCGGAGACGAATTATGTTTGCCATTTGGAAACTTGAGTTTGCTATTCCCTTTATTATATGCTTCATCTTGTTTTTTTTGACCCCTATGACCTTCTATAATTGTGCAATCAAAATGTTTAACAACTTCATTGAAAAGACTAATTAAATCTTTATGACAAGTATGAAGTTTAGATTTACTTCTTGTACTGAATCTAGGCATCTTCTATCTGTTTTTTAAATTCAGCAAACCAAACATCATCTAACTTATTCTTAGTAGACTTGACAAGCTTTTCAACCATTTGAACTGCTATCTTTTTCAAGACAACTTCGCTTACCATTGTCTTCACTCCTGTAAGAACAAGTCCTCTAACAAAGGGTATATACAACCCACCGCCAATAACGGCAATTGTACCTACAATACTTACCCAATGACTTTGAATCCATTCCATTATTATTCTCCTTTAAATAACCAACCAATTAAAGAACCAAACACAACAGTCACCATAGAACCAACACCCTGTATACGGGATACTGATGATTCCAATGTTCTAACTCTAGCATTCTGCTCTTTTACTAAAACTTTTACTTCATCAACAGATTCCTTAATATGAAAAAGATCTGAGTTTTGTTTCGCGCCCATAATAGTAAGCTCTTCAAGCCTACTATGAATATCTGTCCTATACTTATCAACCTCAGACTTATTCATTTGTTATTCGCCTTTCCCTTTAAGAAATTTAAATCATCTGTAACATCATTTAGCTCTTTAACAATATCTTCTCTATGTCTTTGACTTGTTTCATCTGAACGATTCCACCTGTCAAGCATTTTTAAAACAATACTTTCGACATTTTCCATTTTTGTTTCTGATTTTGCTATAGATTTTCTTATATCATCTAAGTCTTTAGATTGCTCCTTTTGACTTTTTATCAAATTCATTATAAGCATCACAAATAATGATACAATGACTCCAATAGCTCCATACTCGGCATATGTTTCAAGCATTCCAAACCTTTTTAGTCATTTTTAATCCTATTAATATGAGAGCACCTACCATTACTGGAACATACCATTCATCTTTTATAGAAAATGAAATAAGGATAGACTCAACAAACATAACCGAGTATATCGCCTTATCAATTATATCAACTTTCTGAGCTTTTGTCTTCGCTTTCATCCAATGAAGCCCTTAAAGCATCCACAAATGCCTGTCTTCCAAACTGCAATTGTTGCAGATTAAAAGTCGCACTGTCAATCTTCCTGTTTAAATCAGCCAAGTGTTGTACCATCAGTTTTTCATTGTCATTTAACTCATCAATAGGGTATTCATCCCCATCGATAGAAACAACGGCTTTTTCTTTTGTTTGTTTTTGTTTTTTAGCCATTCTATACTCCTGTTTTGTTTATTAATCATTATTAATTCTTTGAGCTTTTAAATAAAATGCATCCCAATCTGTTGTATCCATTAGCATATTTATTTCATAAATAATTGAATCTGCTGAAAGCATCAGCGAATCAAGTTTTTCAAATTCTTTGTTATAACCTGCAATATACAAATCTTCACAAGATGAAGCAGTAGCAAGTAAAATACTTAAAAATAATATTGATCCAAAACCAGCG